GCTCTAACCTGCGCTCTGCAAAAAATTGCTTCTGTCACCGATTGCGCTGTCTATCTGTTCTTTGAGCCACGGAAGTGCTGTATATATCTTGCGGACATTTTCAGGGGTGCATTGCAACCACTCACCTTCATTGAATTCAATTTCATTTCTATCGCCGGTTTTCCAGCTATCAGTGCAGGCGATAAGTGTGTCAAGCCCCTCTGCTTCGAGCTCTTCGGCTGTGAGTGTCTGCTTTTTGCGGAAGCTTTTGCTCTGCATTTCAAGCCGTTTATTTACATTTTTACGCTGAATTTTTCTGAATGTTTCGGAGTCTGAACCGTGTACAGATATAAATATTGATGGCTCAAAAGGTGTGTTGGTTTCAGGGTTAAGTATTTCGATCTCTGTTGTCTCTTTTGCTGTGAATGATGCTAATGCCATTTTCAATTCCTCTCTTTTTAATGGGGCGACCGCCGGTCGCCCCTACGGGACACGAATAACAAATGTAGGGGCGAACGGCGTTCGCCCGTTTCCGAATTAAATCGTTGCTGATGTGTTTTTAAGGGTGATCTGTATTGAAGATGCTTCTGTGCTGTTTGTGTAATAAGCGGTAAATGGCAGCTCAATCATTATCCCTTTAGCATCTTTGATTGTTGGGTCAGATGCTTTGAATTTAAGCTCTGGAATAAAGAACTCTATCGATTCATTACCTGCTGTCCCTGCACCTGTGCCTTGTGCCAGTGTTATCTTCAGGCTTGATTCTGTGCTGTTGATAGCTTTGTTGAGTAGAGTCATACTATCAAAAACCGCTGTTAATGAGCCTGTTACCTTGCTCATCCCTTCTGGTAATGATGATACAAGCCCACCGCCGCCTATTGTGTACAGGTCGCTCTGAATGTCATTTTCAATATCAATCTTGCACGCTGTTACAGTTGCGATTGCCGAGCCGCCCTCAAGAATAGCAGCCTGGAAACCTTCAAACGGTGTGTGTCCAGCGTCTGTTGCGGTTGCGTCAATAGGTGTGCCGCTGATGGTTCTTTTTTGCCCGACAATATCGAAAGATGTGTCAATTACACCTGCCGGTTTGAAGTCAAAGCTTCCCTTGTTGATTCGGCATCCGTTGTAGAGGAAATATTGAGTCAGATCTGTGAACTGCTTTTCAAAACAGAGTGATGTAGGCAAAGAGCCGACTTTTAATACATGGGTATATGGTGCGCTCGCTCCGCTGGTTGTAACGCTGCCGACCAGATGTTTGAGCAGAGTCCCCATATAAGGGTCAAGCTCTGTCGAGATGCTCCCCTTTACGCTGGTATTACCTGTGAATGCTGCAGTGGCATTGCGGTTGCCGGTAATTACATCGCTTGAAAGCTGTTCAATGTCTGCGCTGAATCCCTCTGATTTGAACGGAATTACGGTTGCGTTTGGTGTGCCTGGTGTTGTGCCAAATGTTGACTCAACATCATAGACAAGTTTACAATTTGAACCTGTTACTTGTGCCATTTGTTATTCTCCTTTATCTGTTATTTCTTCTTTTTTGCGTGGTTTGAGCTCTTTGAAGTCCGCTTTTTTCAAGAGCAGGGCGGCTACAGCTTCATCAACCTCTTTAGGTTCATTCTGCTTGAATTGCCCTGCTATCCCTGCCGTTATCGATGGCAAGCCACCTGTATATATTATTTTCATAAACTCCCCTTTTGCGTGCGATAAACAATTTGTGCCGAGATATGCATCCATAATATTTTCTCACCCGCTACAACAATATGATCACCGCCGCCTGTCAGCTCAATGCGTGTTGCATTTCCTGATAGTGTAGGGTCGGCTGCTATAGCCGCAGATGATGCATTCAATATTTCCCATATTGCGGCATAATCAAATTTTCCCTGTTTGACGCAACCGATTTTAATATCGATTCGATGCTCCCATGTGCCTATAATTACGCTATCGTCAATTATGGAATCTTCGATGGCTATCTCTATTGCTGCCGCTGTTACGGTCTCTGGCTGTGCATCCCACGGCAGATATACTCTGCCGTTAACAGCCGTTACCCCATTAACGAGAGCGGTTTTTAATGCGGCAAATACCGCCGGACGCTGTGCAGCCATGTCAATAATCCTTTGTCAGGTCAAGTTCGGTTAAACCGTTGCCGAGTGGTGTTTTGCGATACGCCTGATAGCTGATTGAATCTATTGTCATTACAGTATCGTTTATCGTGACAAGTGCGGCTGTTGAATCCGCTACAGTTACAACCGGCTCTGTTGTAACAAATGTTATTCCGTCACGAGTTACAGGTTCACCCGATGTCAAAAATAGACAAGGGTATGAGACGCTGTTGATGATGACAGAATCACCCATTGCCGATAAAAAGCCGGTTATGTCGCTATCGCTAAATTTCATCTTTCCCTTTTTTTGCTTTTGCGGGTTTAATCTCTGCATCAGCTACAACTACCCGCTTTATGTTAATCATCTTTTCGGCGGTTGCTGTATCGAGGTCAAATATTTCACCAGCTTCTCGATGCGTAGAATTTATCAGTACATTTCTTGTTGCTTTTACAAGCATTTTAAGCCTCCATTATGGGGGAGTATTACCTCCCCCTTATAGGTTTATTACGCTGTGAGAGCGTCAAGCATTGCGCTGAATGATTCTGCATGACGAACTGCAATGTCTACATCCTGAAGCACACGAACTCTAACTGTTCCAGCAGCACCGCCAGTGTATGGGTCAACGAGAAGATCAAGACCTGACCATTGACCGATAAGGAGATCCGCCCAATTACCGTAGAAGATTGCGGAGCAAGCCCCTGTTGTAGTCCCTTTATCAAGTGTGCTTGATACCTGATTTGATACACCGCAGCGGAAACCGGCAAGAGTTGTGAATCCGTTTGCATCAGGGAAGTTGTTGACAACAAAATCATTGCCGTAAGTAGCAACTTTTTGAGTCGACATCAGTTTGCCGATTACTTTGCTATTAGTGAGGAAACCGAGCGCACCGAGATCAGCATTATCTTGTGACAACTGTGTCCAGAGGTCTATGATATTTGCGTAGGTAGGTGCTGCGCCATTTGTTCCACCTGCTACAGAGCCGATTCCGCTTGTCGCTGCTATACCTCTTGGCTGGTTGCTTGCCGCTGTACCGTGAAGAGCCGCAGCATCTATCGCAAGCGCAATGGTTGTTGCGAGGTCTCTTGTTACAAGAGATTCAACATCGATGCTTGACTGGAGGAGGAGTTTTCTTGAAATATCTGTGAATGCTCCTACAGTTTTTGGAGAGAGTGTAACCTGTCCAAATGTCTGTTGTGATTCTGTTGGTGCTCCGCTTTCAGCTACCCAGTAAGATGTCGCTCCACCTGTCTGAGATGGGATAGCAATGTCACCGACAAGACCGGATAAAACTGTTGCACCCATTTTTGCAACCATCATTTTGTTGCGGAGAATGTCGATGAATGAACCGCCAAGAACTGTTGTCTGTTTGGTATATCCACCGGCATTTGCTGTGCCTACTGTCAAATCACGCTGCAAAACTTCTGTTGGCACATAGAAACCTTTGGGTGTTTTACCCGCTGCTCTTGCAGCTTCTCTTGAAAGTTCAAATTCAAAAGCGGCAGCTTCCTGAGCCTGTCGGTCGGTAGGGTTTGCAAGTGCTGCCATTGCACGCATAAGAGAGAAGTTTTTAACCTCTTTTTCTGGTAGTGCTTCGGTTTTTGCTACAGGTTTGATAACTGTTCTTTTTTCGAGCTCATCAAGTACAGCGGCACGGAATGCATCAACCGATTTTCCGCTTTCGATGAACTGTCTGCCGATTTCCTGCATTTTCTGGTTTTCTGCTATTACTGATATTTCTTTAATTCTTGAAAGCTCTTTTGTTCTTACATCATTTTCAATGGCTCTTACATCTACTGCGGGTGTTGTTGTCGTTTCCATTTTTTCTTTCCTTTCGGTTTTTGTTATAATTTCAGTTTCAAAGTTTTCTTTTCCATCACTTCTGCCAATCCCTACTGTAGGGTCGGCTGGTACAGATACAATGCTGATTTCGAGCGGTTCCCAGTCAATGGCACGATAAACAGGGGATGCCGCCTCTGTGTCATCACAAGCCATTTTATGGACTACATAACCGACAGATACATTTTGACGGATTCCGTCGAGTATATCCTGATAGACCTCTTCCGCTTTTCCGCCTTTGCCAAAGCGAACCAGCGCACGCCCTTTTTTATCTGCTGTTACCGTTACACCTTCAACCACACCTATCTGATCTTCTCTGCAATGTTCCAACAGTAACGGAGCGGCGTTTTTAAGCCTGTCAAGCCTTATAGCTCCGTTTTCGTGGCTCAATATTTC